CTCAACATTGTTGTAGTTAGTGGAGTAGTAAGTAGTGAAGTCTACATCCCCTTCAGTACCAAACTGGAAGATTGCACTGCGGTAGAACTTAAATCTTACCTTGTCTCCACCATCAGCAAACCTAGTACGCATAGCGTACTTAATCACCCTACCATCATCAGCATATGCCCGTGGGCCTTCTACTCCCACAAGCGATACACAGACCCTACCATCTGGAGTGCCGAACATCTGCTGACCATCGTATTTTGCCCAACAGGTTGCTGGGATTCCAGTATTAACTGTCCACCCCATTACCCCGTCATTATATGAATAAACAAACTGCCCAAATGCATTGGTATCAAAGTAATAGAATCGACTTGCGTAAGGGACTCCAAGGTGCATTATCTTATTCGTATGGTCAACATACCCTGAACATTTACGCATGAGTTCAGGCAATTTAATCACGTTATCACGGAATCTCTTAGATAACTTGAACACATTTTCTACTGAGTTCCCGTCAGTATAGTAAACACCTGTAGGGTTAATAAAGTATGCATATGAGAGTGTAGTGGGGATATTGTACATCCCGTAAGCACCTACAGGAGACTGAATCCTCTGTAGGGTCATAACATCATTAGCATCAAATGTTGCTCTAAACAATGCACCACTCTTAGCTACTAGCAAGGTATTTTGCACGCTGGCCAAGCCAGTAATTTCTGAGTCATCTCCACTGTACACATCCTGCGAGCTGCCACTTTTGAACATTGGCATCAATGCGGAGTTTTGCTGTGTGGGCAGAATCTTATTCGTCCACTGGAGCCTATTCTTATATCTTACAGGGGGAATATACTCAGAGCTTGCGCCGTTATTTGAGTAAGTAATCTCACCCTTCTTTGAGTTGGTCCACCTATTCGTTGTACCTACTCCGTATACTTTACCTGTCTCTACAGATATTCCCAGTTCTTCTGAACCTTCTGACACAAAACCTGCGACACCTGCTATGCGTCGAGATACTGCGTGGTAAATTGATCCGGGAATAACTTCAGGATTGTATACAGGAGAAGCCAAGTCCTGCAGGAAATCACTGTTTATCGACATCGGTACTGGTACGGGAAGGGGTGCCGATGCGCCTTCGGTAAGAATCACGTATGAGTTCTTTACACCTGAGATTTGGCTGTAATCAAACGCTGTTCGCTGACCATTTTCTCCGGTAGTTAAGGTATAGGATACTAACCCTCCACTTATCGAGTAGGTGTAGGAGTAATGCCCTGAACACCTAAGACTTGTTGTGGAGTCTTCTTCTCCTCTAACCAACAAAAACATCTTGCCGGGATTTGTATACCAGCTATCCGCTAGAGAGGTGTCAATAGGGATTTTTACGTTATTTCCTACCTTCTCAAACAACTTCTTTAACTTAATTACGCGAGACTTGTCTGATGTTGTCACCAAACGGAAATTTGCTAGCGCAATTCTCTCATCTATGTTTGCCTTAGCAAACACTTGAATGCTGTCCACACCTGTACTGATTACTCTATATGTGGTTCCACTTTTTATCGGAGATGCGTCCACCAATTTAGCATTGTCAGGGTCGTCTAATTCCACTGTTATGAAGTCATTAACTGCTACATCGGTTAATAGATTACCCACTGGTGACTTAGTAATATTTATGGTAGTTGCCGGATTGGTAAATCCAGAAAATGTCATCGGAGGTATCCCATTTCCGAACACGTAAGTAGAGTCACCAAAGCCACTTCCAGTAGTCAGTATTAGGCCTCCTGATTCGGGCTCAGTGTTTTCAAAGTTAGTGTATGCTTCATTGTAGGGGGCTGCATATATAGACATTCCATATGAATTCTCATCTATTTCTGCACCTACTTTGAAAGGTCTGGGAGCTACTGCCTGTGAGCCCCCTTGGCAATATATTTGATTGAATTTTCCGGTCACCGCTGCAAAGTACCAATCCCTCCCTGATACATTTCCACGGCTGTTGGCCACTAGAGTCAGACTAGTCGCACTCTCAACACTCGCCACAACACCTAAATATATATCCTCAATTAAATCAGAACTTACTATGGAAGCTCCCACAAGGTTGGCAATTCCTGTGAAATTAGTGCCGACTCCCGTTACAGTAGTGGATGTTGTAGATGCAGATATTGTCCCTGTAGTACTGTACGTTGTATAAGTATCCATAGGGCGCACAACAGGAAGTACCGGAGTTAGCTTGAATCTCCGATACCTCTCCCCTACTACCTCCACCACCTCACCTGTATCACTGTACGATCTAAACAACAGTTGAGTATTAAAGTCCAGTATCCCGCTGTCATCTACAGACAGGTTGAATAGTGTGCCGGGACCTATTATAGCGAATATGTAGTTCAGAGAAGTATAAACTGGGGAGGGGTATGCAGTCGGAGTCCATGACATATCCTCATACGTCCCTGTCTCGTTCTTTCTTGTCTTTACATAGTAATAAAGGGCACCACCTTGCGTCTCTAGGTACGCTATCTTTGATTTGACGTCCTGCTCTGAAATGTCATAGATATTAACCATTGGAAAGAAGGAATTCCTGTCTACATCGGGGCAGGTCCCATTCGCCAATAAGGATTCTGTACATTTCTTTGACGATGTAAAAGTCAAAGTTATTGGGGGTGTGGATGAAAAATTTGCGGTGGTACACGCCTCAGCCGCTGCGAACACTTCTTTAGTTAGTGGAAAAGAGAAGTTTAATGCGTCCTGAGTAGCTGCTCTAAATATGTATTTATGCCCTGCTGCATGATCTAGTATGGGCATGAATGTAGTTTTGAATTCGTTCGATTTGTCCTCGTAGGATATAGTTATGTCCCCTGATGACACTCTATCGTCCCACCACTTAACCCTAGCTGTTCTAAAATTATAGTTCGAGATTCCTGCTTCCGCCTGATTCTTGTACGGGCGCAAGTCCCCACTAAATTCTGTTAGTCCAAATGGTACTGTACAAAATTCGCTAGCCAATAGGTATGGAGGGTTCCCACCCGGCATGAACTCTCCAACAGTTACTTCAGTCCTAGAAGGAGCAGTGATGTCACCTGCCACAAGCCTTCCATTATGTTCTACAAGTAACCTTGCAGCAGGAGCACTAGTATTGGGTTTAGCCCCCTGTTGCTCCACAAACTTTGGATTGCTTTCTATGGCGGATATTGAGGTTCTTCCCAGTGTCATAGCCAATCGAATGGCATCTGTAGAGGAGTAGGAGATGGGTACAGGCATTGTGGATTCATACTGGGTGTATCCTGCATCTGTTCCGGCCAAAGTGACCCTCAGATACGCTACCATCCGCATTCCTACCCATCTATCTGCCGGATTGAATACGGGGGGCCTAAATGCTACCTCAATGTTCTCACAATATTCTGTTCCGTCCGAAGTGGGTTTTGCAAAGAATATCCCGTCCGCAATTTCCGAACTTCCTGATTCAAATATCCTACCTAGCCCATCTTTAACTTGGTATGTGAAGATGAACTCTAGCCTTACATCGGCTCTCGACCCATCTGCTTTTCTCCCACAGTCAATAACGGACTTAGAGCCGGGAATACTTCTCCAGCTCTGGATTACTGGGGGCAATAATTGGGATAGATTCAATATTTCCGTAGCATAACTGGATGTCGAAAGTTTATTCCCTGTGTACGCATATGTTCCGCCAGTTGGGCTTGCTACATACGCTGCAGAGTTCAAAGTTGCTATCGGTACATTATCCTCAAGATTTGGTCTTGAATCTAACTGTCCTACCTGCAAATATTCTGCTGAATAGTACAGATTGTACCTAGTATCCAGCCCTCTTGTATTTTTCCATTTTCCTGCACCAAGGAATACAAATGTTCTTTCAGTTACATCATATGGATTGGTGCTCTGCTTAAATACCATTTCCTGAGACGGGGATACGCTAGCTAGGTAAGCGTAAGCCGAGTCAGAATTCCTTATAAAGTGTACTGCCGAACTAACCGTTAGATTGATTGTAGTAGGATACCCTACCTCATCAGGGACCAAAATGAGTGTTACGGTAGTTGAACCGATTACTTTAGACACACAAGTGAAATACTTTGATACCCCTGCAGAATCTATGAGGATAATGGTGTCTTGGTTCTCATAGAACTCAGTACCTAGGCTATCCACCTTATTCATGGTGAGGGAGTAGACTCCCGCCACTGCGGTAATGCTTGAAGAAGGATTTACCCCCACGACAATATTCACTGCCGTTGAGGACACCCCAAACATATTCGGAGACTTTGCATATAGCTTTCCTGCTTTAGCAATAGTCAGAATTTCGTCACCAACAGGAGAAGCGAACGAGCCTAAACCTTGAACCCGTGAACTCTCATAGTGGGCCATTTTGTTTGAGGACAGTGGATCTCCTGCATAAGCTCCAGAAGCAGTTACAAACAGGTAGAATGCTGGAGTAAGCACAAAATCAGCAGGGAAACTAGACGAGTTGAACCTGATATCCAGAGTAAACTCATCAATATACGTTACAGTTGTTGAACCTGCGGTTATCCCTGCCCCACAAAACTCTGCCGTAACTGGAAACTCAATCGGCAGTGCAGAAACTACCCGTATGTAGCGATAAGTGCTTTCTACCCTAGTTGTGAAGGTATGGCCCGTATCTCTACATAGGATTCTTACTGGGAAAGAGTTCTCTCTTAGTGTAGCCCAGTCAGAATCTTCTCTAACAAGGGCCGAATAATCGCTTATTTTACAGGCCACACCACCATTATTTCCTACATATTGGTCAGTGTTTGTGGAACTTCCGGGAACCACTGGTGACACTAGTGCCCGTGAAGCAAATACAGGGTCGGTAGCGGTTACAAACCTATACTTTCCTGTCATATGTGTTACTTGGTCAGCAGTAAGTTCCCCATAAATACTCTCGTACCCACGGTTCTTCCATTCAGCAAGTGAGAACACTGCGGTTGACACTGTAGTAGAGGCAAACCTACTAACTGGCTGGATACTTCCCGTACCTAACGTATGTCCACCAACATAGGACTGATACCCTTTACGGCATTTGATTGCCCCTTTGGTATTTATGTCAACATTCTCCATTTCATCACAATATCCGTCAGGAATTTGTGTAATGGCATTAGACCCGTCAATACCCTTAGACGAATCAATCTCGATCAGCGTTGAACCATCATCACGGAAGCCCATTAGACTCTCCTAAACTGGCGTGTTCCCCAATTGTTTGCTGTAACACGGGCAATCTTAATTCCAACAGGTCTTCCACCTAAGTCACCAGCCAACTCCCTTAGTTGCAACTTCAAGGAGTTTGTAACCTCAGGGTCCGTCTCATTAAGTGCGCCACGAATTTTCATAATAGCCCAGTCAGTCAGGAAAGTATCAAATGCCTGCCCTAGAATTGGTACGGCAGTAGCGTATCCAAAAGCAATATAGTCATCTTGCTCAATAGCTAGTGATGCCCAATCCGTTCCGGGTAAAGCAGTAATGTTCTCACCAAAGAATTTGGTTCTCCCTGTTTCTGGGGTGGACAATGTGATTGTTCCTGTGGAGGAGTCAGCAGCAGAGTAAGGGAAAATAGCCTTAATCTCGCCTGTTCTACCATCACACACTGACAAGAATCCACTGTCTCCATTCCCTGCATAAGTTTCTATGCGTGGGTCGTAGAAGGAATCTGCCCCATCAATTGTGGTTGTATCTACGGTGATTTCATCATCACCTAGGTCAATAATTCTTCCACCATAGATTCCCAGTGGTACAAGGTCTCGGCTAATAATTATTTTAGCCACAAACCCTATCAAAGGAGGCGGGAACAAAAATAGCGTGTTGTTAAGTTGTGACCAGCAAACAGGATAATACGTTCTCAACCTGTTTGTCCGATAACGATATGTCTGCTTAAAATCCACCTTAGGAATCTTCAAGTATCCCCAAGGGTCCTGACTTTGGTTAGGTGGAGAAGGAACCTGAAGATGTTCAATCCGTTTATTCCAAATATCCTTGGGGAGTTCGTACTGTGTCGTACCCCCAGTTACCTGAATATCCCGTACAGACCCAAACATTGTGTCAGATTCTTTGCAAAAGAAGTTATAGGCGTAGCGATACGCCTCATTAAGTCTTCGCAAAACGTATTCGTCAGAAATTGGGTCGGTATTGTACTCAAACAAAGCGTCCCGTACAGACCGCACCAATTCGTAGGTGGTGGCCATAATTACCCTCCACGGTTTTTGAGAATTTCAGCGATTTCCTTTTCAGACAATCCCATATTCTGAAGCTGTGTCATAATTGAGGACTCACTAGCCTCGCCACCCTTCAAAAGCTGCTTATTAAGGCGTTCAAGTGACCTGTTGTAGTTGGACTTACTACCGAGTGATTCCATACCTTCTCGTACCATTCCACTGGATTTTGCTGGAGCTTCTCCAGATTCCTTAAAGAAAAGGCGTTGGATTTTACCACGGTTGGATGGGAGAACTTCCCCGCCCTGTACCATCAAGGATTCTTTCCCGCCAGCCTCATCAGCCTGCTTTTTGATATAGTCAAAAAGTTTCTGCTGCTTATCGGGACTGGATTTAAGGGATTCCAAGTCCAAGTCCAGTGTATCTTTTGTGAGAGGTTTCTCCATAGGAGTTTTCTTCAGTGCCCCTGCTGCTTTTCCAGCAAGTTTACCTACTCCACGCACAATTCCTGCACCAGCAAAAGCCTGTGCTAAATCAGAAGCAAAATCTGAGGGGCCTTTATGCTCCACACCGGGAAACAGTCCGAGCATTTCCTCTTCAGAAATTCCTTTCTCATCCTGTGCTAAAGTGGCGTCGTACCTAGCGTCCTCTGCAAACTGATTCGCATTTTCTTCAGACCAGTCATCCATTGTGCTAAGGGGTTTCTCCATATCTTTCTTGGAGATTTGAACAGTGGTTGACTCTTTTACTTTGGGCTTTTTCTTCTCTTTCCCACCAGTAACAGAACCCCAATCCAACTTGCTTGCCTTAGACTTTTTCTTGGTGTCCTTAGGTTCTTCAGTGCGTTTTTTGGAGATGACGTACCGTGTTTCACCATCAGAACTACGGGGAGTATCTCCACGTTTTTTGGAGATGAAAGCTCTACCGCTGTCAGACCATACTTCATCAGAACTTGGGATATCAGTCAGACCTTCTCTAGGCACGGTTAATCCTCCAATTACAAAAAAAGCCCTGTAGATTCATCTACAGAGCATTCTACCAAATTCAGGAATTATTAGCGAGCGAGGTCGCCCATCTTCATTCCAGATGGAACTGCTCCGCCCATAGGTGCTTCAGGCTTTCCAGCAAGGGGAGGTGCCCCAGCTTCAGGCTTTCCAGCGGGCTTGGATACGAGAGCACGAACTTGCTCAAGAATGTCAGGAGTTACATTGAACCCTGCGGAGGAAAGAGCCTCTTCAAGAGGGTCTTCCTTACCAAACATTCCCTCTTCTTCTTCACCCTCAATGGGTTCACTCATAATAGAATCAATGTCAGAGCCGCCTTCCATTCCTTCATCCATTTCTTCACCCTTGAACATTCTTAGTTCCTCCATGTTGGGGTATTGCAGATACTAGCGTACCACAAATTTTTCCTACTTCAAATAGATACCCTAGCTTTGCCTCTTCTTCCATTCGCCCTAGCCAAAAACTCAACTAGGGTAGTTCTCTCAATGCCCAATCTCCTAGCTGCCTCAGCCTTTGACTTGGAGGTACTTAGCACCCCACTAACCACCATCCACACAAAATTCTCTACGCAGGTGTCGAAATCTATTTCCCCAGCAAGGCAAGCCTCTTGGCTCTTGCTAAGTCCCCTAGAAGGGGCATTGAAATTAAATGGAACTCTAGTGTACGTGCGTTGGTCTCTTGACTTCACTACTGCACCCTCCCCCTAGTCTCTAGTTCCTGCATAATCGCGTCATGGAACCCTAGTTCGATTTCCCACTGTGCATACAGCACTGCGTGTTTCTGTCCGGTTGCTTCGCCACATTGTTGGGCCATGTCTTCTAAATCGAATTTACTTCGTAACAGCAAATTCACCAACTCATCCGTGTCAAGTTTTTTTATCCGGTTCTTGATCAAGGTAAGAGGCTCCCATGAGTACACAGGAGCCCGAAAGGAGAGGAGTTTCCTAGCTCCGCTTTGTTTTATCCTACCAGTTATTTTTCCTGTTGAGCATGTCAATTAGCTGTCACGCAAGCTAGAAAGTTTGATGTCTACAATAAATAAGGAGGCAAACCATGGCACGCATAATGGTACTTGGAGACTTGCATCTTCCATATACGCTTTGGCCTGCGGTAGAGGCCGCGGCCTTGTTTGCCCGTCAATATAAGCCTGACTTAATCATACAGGTAGGGGATTTAATCGACGGAAAAGCATGGTCCAGATATCCTAAAGACCCTGATGACTGCCCACAAACAGAATGGGATGCGACGGAAATCGCAGTTCATCGCCTCCATAAATTATTTCCTGAGATGGTAATTTTATCTGGAAACCATGATAGACGAATTATGCACAAGGCTGCTGAGGCTAGTATCCCTTCTCAACTAGTTAAAACACTGGAAGAGATTTTCCCGTACAAACAGTGGATTTGGCATGTGGGTGGGAAACCTTTTCAAATCCATGACACAGTATTCATTCATGGTGATGAGACACTAGGTAATGCATGGCAAAAAGCTCAACGCATGGGTAAGAATGTTGTTCAGGGCCATGACCACCAAGCATATCTAAACTATATTAACACTTTCGACACTAGTGTTTATGGGATGTCCGTGGGTACTTTCCTAGATGGTAAAAGTGCTGCTGCTAGATATGCCGCTAGAAATCCTTTTCGTTGCTGGCTTGGATGGGCAACAATTACAAATGGAGTACCTGCTCTCCACCCTTATCATGAGAAAAAAGGGGGCTATAGTGAAGAAACCTCGACAAAATAAAGTTAGAACTTTTCTAGTCACTGTACACCCAGTAAAGGGCTCAGAGCCAAAGCAGCATAGGATACACGCGAGTGATGCAAGCATTGTGTCACCTGACTCTGCTACAGAAGACCCCGGTATTTTTTGTTTGTTGGATGATAAAAGAAAAACTATATTTGCGATTCCGCTTCATAGACTTATTGAGGCCGTAGTCGTGGAGCTTAGAGAAGAAACAAAGTTACTTGCTCTTCCTTGACTTTGGTTTGGATTTTTTGTTTCTATACTTACCCTTTCCTACCACAGAATACCTGATAGAAAAGTAGTCGCTCATCTCTTGCCCAGCTTCACATTTTCCACAGACACCCACCAACAAAGGTCTGATGCTGTCTAGCATGATTAGTCCCAGTCCTTGGCAGTAATTGCACATGGTACCCTCCATACCTCAAGCCTACATGGGGCGGACTGTGGGCACCACTGTCATAAATATTTAGTGGTCCAGATATTTTCCAAAACATTGAAGTTCTGCCGCTTTTCTTGCTTCTACAGCTTCTTCAAAAGACCCATAGATTCCTAGGTAGATATTTTTGTTTCCGTCACAGCAGATATATGATCTCCATTGACCTTCTCTGTTGCTCCACGATACTCCTGTTTTACCCGACGAATTAGTGGAAAACCTCCTGCGATTCTGCGCTTGCTCAAAATATGTAGACCACTTGCAGTTTGCCTTACAGTAGTCCCCTGAATTGTCTATGCGGTCTATAGAATGTTCCATTGTGGGCCTAGGCCCCATATCCTTATAGAATTCCTCGAAATCGTTCCATCGGGGGTCAACTTCAATCCCTCTTCCTCCATACCTATCGTACCCCCTCACCTTGGGGTTTCGGCACCTGTTCAACATACATTGCCATATAGAGTACTCCCCACACTCTTTCATCCCGTGTTTAGTGAGCCTCTCTTTTGCCCTTTCTGCTACTTGGCATCCACAAGAATTAGATCGTCCTCTAGCTAGACTATTAGCACTTATGAGTTTAGTTGTGCCGCACTCGCACACACAGTACCAGTGTCTACGTCCTTTAACGCTCTCGCTCTTTTCACTTACGGTCAGCATTCCAAATTTTTGGTCCGCCAGATTACGCATCTCACATCCTCCCTCTCTTGCGGAAGATGCTCCAAAGCCTGTACGAAGTCAAGAATAAAAAAATCCTTCTATGTCAGCAACATAGAAGGACTGAAAACCTTATAGAGTGGGGTCAGCACTCTACTTATTCTTCTTAGAGAACAGTAACAGTGAAGTTTCTTAAGAAAGCGCATTCACGCAAATTCTCAATCTTCTGTTCCCCACTTACGGTGAAATACATTTCGTAGGCATTGGTTCTTCGACCATTACTATTCAATGCCATGAACTGTTTCTGGCCGTCGAGGTTCACAGGCTCCATCGTGCCGCCGTACATGTAGAGCGAATTCTTGGGCAAGCAAGAAATGCGGTCAACACGCATCGAGCTGTTCATGTCAAGCTCAAACTTCTTGTTTCCAAGCTGAATGACCTTGGCGGAAGTACCACGAATACCCTTGTCGTCGGTAATCATACGGTCTTGTTCAGACAGCGAGAGAAGCGACGAGTAACCAATGGGGTTAATCGTGAGGAGGTTTTCCATGAACGAAGCCTCAATGTCACCGGATTTTTCACGGTTACGGTTCACATGCTCAACCAGCAATCCGAAGAGCGAGTTGTATGTGAGAGCCTGTGCATTGTTGTCTTTCTTCGTGGGAAGAATCTGCTGCACAGAGTAACGGGGAATACCGTGGACCATGTTCGTGTCGTTGTACACAAGCGACTCGATACCAGTCATCAGGTAGGGGTTAACCAAGGACACGTCGATGGCCGCAGGGTCATAGAGCGAGTCAACAGCAGGGTCCCAACCAAGACCAAGGAGAGCACGAGCAGCAGCGGCAGCCGTGCTTGTGAAGTTACCTTGAGTATACTGGCTGAAGTCGATGTTCGGATAGCCGTAGCTATTCGAGCCGGTAGGAACGAATCCGGGGTTCACGAGGAATACTGCAGTGGGGTTAGCCGTTGCAGTTCCAGAAGTGAGCGACTGAGGATTGAACACTGCCGCAAGGTTAACAGCCGTCTTAACAGAGGGAGCCACAAGGTCAGTAGTGCGGCCAAGAAGCGGGGACACGGTAACCGTTCCTGTTCCTGCACACCACATAGTGGACGAGCCCTGAGCCTGTACGTGCTGGCTTTCATCCCATGCACCATAAGGGGAGTAGGCTGCGAGTGTGGTTGCTCGGTCAGTGTCGAATGCTTGGTCAGGAGCTGCACGACGAGCAGGTGCCACGAGAATTTCGTTCGAGCCTTGGTTGAGACGAACCACACGGAAAGCGTCGAAGAACGACACAACACCAGAGGCCACACCAAACGCAAGCGTAAGGTAGCGAACTACGCAGTTAGTGCGGTCAGTCGCAACTGTTCCGTCGTTATTTTCGTCATACGAGGGCATAAGGAACGAAACAATCGAACCTTCCATCAAATGGGCAACAGAGCCAACAGCGGTGTCTGCGCTGGACAACTTAATCTTCAGCAACACCGAAGGGGCGCTGACAGTGAAAGATGTGCCAGTAGCTGTGTTGGAAGCACCGAGACCAACAGGAGTTGCCCAACGGCCTGTACCGTCAGTAAGCTGCTGAAGGTTCATGAAGCTCTTCTGGAACGAAGTCTTCTGCTCGATTTCCATCTTCATTGCGCTGAGGTATGCACGCTGTTCACCTTCCGTGAGCTTGTTGAGCACGCGGTCGAAGTACATCGTGAATGTCTGGTATTTGGGAACGCAGAAGCCCTGAATACCGGCAGCACGGTCGCTAGGAGCGAATCCGCCAGCCTGCTGATTCAAGCCACTGAATGCCAAACCACCAGCGTCAGTCGTGAGATGGTAGGTCTGCATCTTACCACCGGGCCATTCGCCACGCTTGGTAACGGAGTCAAGACCTGACACTGTACGCCACAGGGTCTTGCTTCCTTTCTCTTGGATAAACTTGAGCAAGTCACTCTGCGAAAACCTCGCAGAAGGCATTGCGTTATTCTGTGCAACATTAGGCATTGTTAAACCCTTTCATTATTTGAGTATTGCTCTCCCCGATGAGATTTGACGGTCCAAATAGTCAAAAATCTTCATGGGGTCTTCATCGAGTTCTTTCTCTAACTGCATACGCTTATTTGTTTTACTTGGTTGGGCTTGCGAGGCCAGATTTTGGATCTTCCTTAATCCATCCTGTTTTTTGCCTGCAATAGCCTTTCCTACCTCTTGATTTACCATCTGTTTATTACTCTTAGAATTTATCAAATCAATAATGGGCTTAACCTGCGAACTAAGATGCTTATCCATCCACTTAATAGAAACTTCATCACCTCTGCTTTGACGGGCACGTGCTATCTCAAGTGTATTATCTAACTGCTGACGAATCAGACCATGATACTGTTCAGGAATCTTGGTCTTTACTTTTTCCATAATGCCATAGCTCCACGCTTTTACTGTGTGCCTATCAGCATTACGAGCGGCTTCCACCGACTTGTTTTGGAGTTCTTCCAACTTACGTTGGTTAATCTCTGCAAGTCGCTCAGCCTCTTTAGCTCGTTTCTCGATGCGCTCCATTTGTTTCACACTGTCAGGGCGTGAAACCCAGTCCGCCATCTCCACGAGCCAGTTCTTAAGTTGATCTTCGGGTAAGTCTTCTACAATAGACCTTACCACATGGAACGGGTCCTTTTCAATAAGCTCATCCAATTTATCCATTGCCTTCGCTTGGCTAGCGTATTGGGCGATGGTTTGGTCCTTCTCTTGGTTCCGGGCATAAAGCTCTTCGGCAACCAAAGCACGCTTAATAACCCTGTCCATTTGTTCAGGAGTTTTGATTGTCAATTGGCGGTCTTTCTCACCAACTTTTCCCTTGAACTCATAAAGAGGCTTACCTGTGTCTTCTTCTTTAACACTGTCGATCAAGTCCTCAGAGCTTTGGTCTCCCTCGGATTCTTTGGTCTTGCCTTCTTCACCTTCACCCTCACCTTCGCCGGTCAGGGGGTCCCCTTCTTCACCATCTGCCTCAGTATCCAGAAGGTCTTCCATTGTGGCTTCTCTGGAGTCTTTAGCCTCAGAGTAGTCAGGCATCTTTTCCCCAAGACCAATGGATTGTTCGTATGCGTTGAACAAATCATCAGTAGATGGAATATCTGGCAACTCATTTTGTGGTTGAGCTGTTGATTGTGCTGGGGCTGCTGCGGGGGCCGAATTGGTAGGTGTTGACATAGTATCTCCTATTTAGTGTCTACACTGTTACATCATGGGAGGAGGTGTTCCACCCATGTCCATTCCTGACGGGGGAGGTGGAGGCATTCCACCTGCTGGCTGAGGAGGCGGTGCGCCAGCTCCGGGAGGAGGTGGTGCGCCACCTGCTCCGGGAGGTTGTGCGCCCTGAGGACCACCACTCTCTGCAATCTGTTTAGCCTTAGCCTTAATGTGTTCTTTTCCGTGTTCCCAGATAGCGTTTTTCACCTCTCGTGGGAGTGCTTCAAAGGTTTCCGTTCGGCTAAAGTCTTCAACGGCTGCTGCGTGCTCAACATGGTCATCCCATTCCTCAATAGAGATTTTCTCTCCTTTGATAATCTTGTCGATTTCGACCTGTTGGCGTTTAAAGCTCTTCTCAAAATCCTGCTTAATGTCTAGCATACTTCCATCAATAAGGAGTTTAGCTACCTTACGCATGTTTCCGCCAGCTTTTTCATAGTATCCTGACTTCAAGAATTCCAGCAACTGTTGCTTACGTGCAGCAGGGTCAACAGGCATATAAGGCCCGTAATCCACTTCTACATCATATTCACCTTCCAGGTTTGCCATCTTGAAGTATGGCTCATCTGGATAGCCTTCAACACCTACGATGCTAACCCTTCGGTCATCATCCAAGTATTGCTTGCTAATACTGAGACCTTTTTCATAGATGTCTTTGAGGTAGGACTTCTTCTTATTGAACAGTCGGATACGGTATTTGTCATCCATTTCAAGGGCAAGTTGCACTGCGTACGAGGAAAGTTCACGAGGAATTTGACCTTGTGAAAACTCATTCATACCGTACACGTTATTGATATATCCTTTAAGGATATCATACGTGCGCCATACGTCAGTCGTAACATTTCCGGGACGAATATGTTCTACTTTACCGCCTGAGGCAGGGTCGTAGAATGCAATATCATCTCTAGAGTTGTTCATGGCCTCATCATTGATACTTCCTGCCGGAGCCAGCATTTTGGTTCCGCCAAACAGGGAGATATTGTCCATGATTAGGGTAATAAGATTATTGATGGACATCTGCACTTGGAATGCGTAGATAATACGGCTCATTCCCCACGGGCTTCCGGGGATGTCGATGTCAGTCATAATCGAATAAGGCAACTGTTTGTGTGCGTATGGGTTTGGCCCACGGTAAAGAATTTGAGGGTCTTCAGGCTTTAGAAACACTACATGAGCACCAAGAAAACCATTCCAAGGTCTTCCACGTTCCCAATAGTGATACAGTTTAACTGAGCCTTTTGTTTCGGTCTTGTCGTTATCTACTTTCTCATTCTCTAGTGCCTGTTGCGCTTGGCGAATGAGTTCCTGCTGTTCAGGGTCGGAATAGTCTGATAGAGCCACTTCTATCGGCAGCTCAGTCTCTTCGATGCAGTAATTAGCGTCATCCCAGTGTTCTGCAGTGGCATCCATCCAGAAACGGTAGGGGCTGACATTCCGCATGTCATAGTCACCTTCCATCTCGAACTCAATTTCCTGTCCCGGAGTAGTCTCAGTAGGAATCTCTGAGTTTGCCTTTGGGAGGTCTCCACCGTCTTTATTCCAGCCAAAATATGTGATTCCTGTTCCCGGTACCACAACATTCAGATAGCTTCCTGATTCTGTTTTCTCTTGGAGCTTGGTGCGCTTGCGGATGTAATCCAAAAATCCTTGGGCATACGCCGCTGCTCTCTTGTTTCCGGGGTCTTGTTTACGTGGAGTCACAGACAAAGTAGGGTCGGAAATACAGAGCTTGGCGTGCAAGAACAGTACGGCTTTCGCAGTATCTAGCCCTTCCAACAATGGCATCTGATATTCTTCGTCACCCTGCCCAAATGTGAAATACGCTTGCTGTGCCAGCCCGGAGTCTCTAGCTCCTTTAGGCCCTTCAGATATGCACTGATAGGCGTACTTACAGATGTCCCACTCAATAACCAGAGGCTCACGCTTCTGGTTTGATTCACGGTACTTCGTTTGTATCGACCGCTTCAGTTCTTCATCCGTAAGAACTCTGACCTTAGCCATTATTGTCTCCCACGAAACCTGTCTCGTACAGCAGCCTGTTCATTTCGTTTCTTAAGGATTTGCGTTTCATCCTCAAAAACCTTCACAACTTTTCCAAGTATCAGTAAGTTTTTCTCCGTCTCCATCACCTTGTGAATAAGTACAGAGTCCCTTCGGTTACTTCTCCGATACATTTTTACCTGCAAGTAAATTACCACACCTAGGAGCAAAACTACAAACAAGTAGGCTCCAATCAAAATTCCTTGACTCATCTGGCTAGTCTCCCTCTATGCTTTACCATCATGGGGTGTCTTGGTGACCAGATCCTAGCCTCTCTATGATTCTTGGGTGGCTGCGGTGCTTGGCCCCTCTCTACCTTATCTCGAATCTGAGCTATGGCAACCTGTTCAAAGGTAAGGTCTGTGACTTCACCTCCTATCCTCTCTGGTATCTCACGACAAAAATACATTATACAGTCTAGTACGTGGTCATTCCGTTTTACTACAGCATCTCCTGTCTTGTTCATCCGGTATTCTCGGAGCTGCTCAAGAGCCAGTTTTGCTCCGTGTTTGAAGAACTTTAATTTTCCTTTTCCTACCGCTGTTCTTGTCTGTAGGATTGCAGCTTCCCTATTCTTAAGGATGCATGGAAAATATCCGTGCTGCTTCCCATAGGCCCCAAACCATGCTTCTGCGTTATCGTACTTGCTAAGAGTGTACCGGTAATCCGCACGGGGTTTGAATGTGTTGATTCTCTCTAAGATGTCCTCAGCCTTGGCAATCTGCCCCCAAGTGATTTGAGTTCCTAGATAGCAATACCATGTCCCCGTATCGGGGTCTTCAGCGAATTCTGCGTGTCCGGTGATGTGGGCGGCAGGGTCGGTAAATCTAGCCCTTCTCCAGTGGGCAGGGATGAGGAAGTCCTCAACCTCCTCTGGAACAAGCCCCTCAAATACTGCCTTCTCAGGAATCTCATAATACCAGTCACCATTGAGTCGGGCGTTTCTTTCGGTTTCTGACAGATGTGCGTACTCATCGAGAACTCGCTTCAACCTATCGGGATTATCCGCATACCAAGGATTGTCAAAAATGGTCCATTGGTGCAGGGACATTGTGCCGCCAGCACAGGCTTTGTCAACATACTCACGAATCTCTTCATTCTGCACAAGGGAGGTAAATCCAATAGTGACTTGCCCGTCACAGTCGAACGTACGAACCACAAGCTCCGTAATGGTTTTTACATCCGGGGGCATTTCGTCAATGTACACACCATCAACAACATAACCCATCTTTGTGGTCTCTTGCTGTGAGTATGTTTTACACTTGATGATGTCCCCATTCTGGAACTCGATTTGGTCAATATTTTTTTGGTTGGTAAGTTTGATGTCCTTAACAAACCATGCAGGAATCATTTTCTTAAGATATAGCCCCCACATTGTGTTATTCACAAAGTCATAGGTTGGGCCAACTATCCAGAATACTTTTGGCTTAGATGCTAAATAAAGCTCTTCATACAGCTCAGAGCCTAGCTTCTTCTTCCAGTTCTTTTCATTGATATTAAGTACGTTATAGTCCTGACGGTACCAGTGTGTTCTTGTGATTTTCCATGCTAAATCCCGCATCATTGAGCAGGTTTTTGACGCACGGTTTCCGCACTTGGCAATTTTATTCTGGTTCTTATCCCGCAGGAATGCCGTCTGCTTTTGAAATGGTTGAGCGCCCGGAACGTCAGGAAGGAATACAGAAAGACCTGCTGCCCTCTGTCTCAGTTTCTCTTGTTGAATCTGCTCAATTAGGTCTAGCTTCTTCTCTGTAATAGCCATATAAATCCAGTCTATTATTTACAAGGAATATCCCACTTCTTAATCTCTTTCTTCTTTTTCTTTGGCTTCTTCTCACCCTGCACAATCTTAAGAATCCCGTTTCCGGGAGCAGGGTTTTGGCTGTTAAGTTTTTCGGACATCTTCATTTCTTCTTCTCCTTAATCTTGTCGGAGAATTTTCTTTTCTTGTTTGCATCAGCCGTGTTGCTAGCACGGGAGCCAAATTTGGCTTTCCCCCCGTCCTCCTCAAAGTGGCTTCCGTCCTTCTCGTGTTTAGCCACGGTATTGTATCCGGGGTCTTTTCCACTCTTCTGCATAAGTTTTTCACGGGCGGCAGACACTACTTTTCCGTAGCCATCTTTACCCTTAGAAACCTTGCTTCTAACCATTTTATATGCCCGGTTCCCACCTTTAGTGGTTTTTGCATCTCGCTTTGCCACTTGTGATTCCCCCTTCAAATAGTATATGCTCCAAGCATAGCATAAAGGATTCGTAATATGCAAAGGGATATAGACTTTCTAGGTATCGACGCAGTTTCAAGATTCCTGCCTAGTGACAGGCAAGTAGGGGTTAAGCTAACCCTATTGAAGAATGCTCCTGATAACATCCTCCAAGTTCTGACCCCCTCTAGCTTGGACACTATCGCAAATTACATCGCCCCCTATAATGTAGTTGAAGTTAGGGCTTGGGTCGAAACCTACCCTGAGTTCTTAGAGTGGCTTATCTCCCCTGACGCCTGCGAAATCAGTATGTACAAGATGAGGGAGAAGGCGGTATCGACCATTACCGAGATACTCAATTCAGACAGTTCGGACATAGAACTTAACCCCAAGGTATTAGGGGTAAAACTAAAAGCCGCAGAATTGGTGCTCAAGGGGTTGCAACCGAAGCAACCTCCCACTAAAATAAACAACAGATTAAATCTGTATGGGGGGAGAATCCCCAAGAGCTTGGCTTCTAAATCTGAAGACGCACTGGAAGCAGAGCTTCTTCAACTTCAGCGAGGGCAATAATCCATGGGTTCTTTCGTATCCCGCACTTTGTTGGCTAACGATATAAATGGGCCAACAATAATCAATGTTGCATCAACCCAGACTTGGTACTCCGAACCCATTAGCATTACCTCTGAGGATGGAATTTGGGGGATGTTTCTTACCATTATGTACGCAACTGCGGTGGACGCAACTATCACCATAGAAGGTGGTACAGAAGGGGCGGCATCGGGGTTTTGGTATGCTCTTGACTCTTTTGTTATGAACAAGCCTGCAAATGGTCTAGTTCTACCCGCATCTGCTACCAAAGGTGTGGTAACTATTTTACCTCCTCCGGGTCAATCTCTACCTCCATACATCCGAATCAAAGTAACTGCAGGTGCTGCAGTACTTAGTATTACCAAAATTCTTGTATCACGACGAAACCTTTCTTAAAGGGGTAGATAATGGCATACCAACTAGTTGAGCTTAGTCTACAAAACTATGCTCGAAAAATCACTGATGCTCTTCCCCTCCAAATTGGTGTTGGGGGTTTGAGTCCCAATGACGTTACTACCTTAATCGTGTCTGTTGTAGTTGGGGCCGTTACAGGAACAGCTACTATTACTCTTGAGGAATCCGTTGACGGTGGAGTCTCTTGGACCACAGTTCCGGGCACTCTAACAAGCGGAACAATCAACGCTCCGGGCACCTACTCCATTCGGGTTACGGAACTGAGTGGGATTATATCCCCTGCGATTAGGTTAGTGATTACTGCCGCCTCTGGTGGGGTGGTTTACATCTCCAGAGCATACCGCACATTGTCTACTGGTAACAATATTATACCTAGAACCGCTATTTCACTCGGTACTGGTCTAGCGACTGAAGCTAAACAAGACACAATTATTACTGCAGTAGACGGTATTGAGGCAGCACTTGCCACACTTAATGCGGTCAATTTTGCTACAGAAGCAACTCAACAAAAGCTGCGAAAGTGGCCCTATGCCACACACGCAAAGATTGCGCCATCAGAGGATGTCACAAACAAATACTACACTTACAAAACTGCTGCCGATGTAACAGTGGGAACTATTACCATCAATAAATCAACTGGCTTGATAACTTATTCGCCTGACAGGACGGTGTGACGATGACTATTTACGAAGAGTTTAATCCGTTACTAGAGGAGAATATGCAGAAGATTACCGTGCCGTCATTGGTACGGGTCGAGACTGTAGCCGCTGCAAAGCTCTTGGGCAGGAGTGCAGGCACAAACGATATTGGCGTGCTTTACGTTGCAGAGAAACAGGGCTTCTACCTTTGGTGTGACAATTGTCCACATCCTGTTGATGACGACATGGTTTTTATCACGGCAGACGGTGGGAACACTCGCTGGGAACTTGTGCAAAAAGTTTCTCGCACTCAGGGCGACACCGGTTGGATTGACAGAGACGGGCTCACGCTTTCAAAGCTGAACCCTACCACACTTCGGGCAGCGTTCACGGGGCCGGCCACTTACGCAAAAAACTCTGTTAGATACACTCTTCCCATTGGGGATTATGACATAGTTCTTAGCGGTGCGGCAGGAAACAAGTGGGTCTATTTTGACACAGACATGACTCTCAAGTTTATCGACGGCAATCCAACGGACTTTTCTTCGCAAACTTGGGTGGCCAATGTGTTCTGGACTGGCAGCGTGATTGGAGGCATCCAGACAGAGTTCCACGGAATTCGAGACAGCGTATGGCACGCTTGGGCTCACAAGTATTTGGGGACTCAATACACAAGCGGCCTTAGCATAACCACAAACACACAGCCAGATAGCATCACAGACCCTAACGCCGACACAGTACAGTTCCTTTGGCTCACAACGGGTGTGATTCATGACGAAGACACTCAAGTTGACGTGGGAACAGGAAACTGGCTACAGACTCTTGGGAGTGGCTTAACAACCACAACGGCTGCCTCAATTCCGTTTTTCTATTACAACGGCACGGCTGTTGTAGGCGTTGCGGCGAATGCTGACAGATACCCGTTCTTATACACTGGTGACAATGGAACCCCACAGTGGGAGAACGGCGGCACTCTCACACCGGCAACAAACGGTCAGTACGTTGTTTATCACTATTTTGCTTCTCCTTTTATAGATGGATACAGTGTTTTTGCACGACCTCACAACGCAGTATTCACAACTCTGGCAACCGCTCAAGCTGCAAGACCTGCTTCTCTTATCTGGTCTAGTATTGGTGAATTTAAGCACATTTATAGCGTTGTATTCCGCGTAAACACACCATGGGCCCCTGTTCCCGCTCACGCTTGCAAGATTGTAAGCGTGCAGGACTTTCGGTTAACCTCAAGTGGATCGGCAGCGGCTCAGAACGCATCAACTCACGGGGCACTGTCTGGCTTATCGGACCCGAATGCACACCCTGCCACAGCGATATCTGTAGACGCTGCAGGTTTCGATGGAAACCTTGCACCAACTGACGACACAGTTCAGAAGGCATTGCAAAAATTTGATGATTATACTCCTGCAGCACCAACAGCCTCTACAACTTCTGTTGTAACCACAAGTTTCAAAAGGGCTCTCACCACCTCTGAGGACACCGTTCAAAAAGCCCTGAACAGACTGGAAAAAACAAGTAGTAAAGCTACCTCCACATTAGCAGTCAGGGCAGTTTCAACATGGGCCGCTAGAACTAGCGCCGCTGATAATAGTTGGCTGTCTGTTTGCTGGAGTCCTGAACTAGGTTTGTTTTGTGCCGTTTCAGAGACAGGCACAGGCAATAGGGTTCAAACTTCTCCTGATGGAATCAATTGGACAATCAGAACAAGTGCGGCTGATAATGGTTGGAGGTCTGTTTGCTGGAGTCCTGAACTAGGTTTGTTTTGTGCCGTTTCAGATACAGGCACAGGCAATAGGGTTCAAACTTCTCCTGATGGAATCAATTGGA